CGTGTCCCCATCCGGGTACGTGTCGAACGCCACGGTGTCAAGTGTCGCCGCCGGATCGACGCGCGGATTGTACTCGTGGTGCGTCACGAGGTCGAACGTAACACGCCCGAGGCCGTAACGCCCCTTGGAATCCGACGAGAGCGAAACGTTGGAGTCGATCCCCGTGACGTCCTCGAACTGCGCCACCCATTCCGGATCGGTCAACAAGAACTCCATGGCCGTGTCCTCTAGAATGTCGACGGCCGTTGCGAGTTCTGCGTCGGCAGCCGCTTGATCGTCAGCCGCCGCTTGGCCCACCGACACGTAGCATTCCAGCGTCATGTTGATCGACCGGGTGTAGATCGGGATCCCTTGCGCGGTCGCCTGTTGCCACCGGGTCCGCGGCGTCAACACGTTGATCCCCGGCGCCTCGTCGGACGCTAGTTCGGTCGTCCGTGAGTCCCACACCTTGTCAGCTGCCCCGACGATCGCCAGCACGGGCGCAGCTGCCTTCAGCCGTGCCACGGTGTCGACGCGGATCTCGTCACGCCTCACGCCGTGATCTCCGTGAGGAACAGCTTGGCGCCGTTGCGGCCGTCCTCGTGCGTGTAGTTCACGAGGTAGCCCGTGGCGCCCACGTCCACCCGATCCCCACGTGCCGGGACGGCCACGGGCCACACGGCGAGATCCAGATCCAGCATGGGCCACACGGGCGCCACGGCGAGGTCCCCTTGCAGCTCCACGGCCGCGTACGCCGCATCGAACAAGGCGTCCACAGGGACCGGATCACCTCCCGCGGGCGTGATCGTCACTGCCTCGCCGATCGTGCGCCGCAAGGCGCCGTTCACGAGGTCCGCGTATTTCCAGGAGGAAGCGGGCACGGGGGAACCCCTCGCCCTGTTACGGGTTCACGTAGTCGAGGAACAACGCGAGCCGGCCCGCCGTGAGGGCCTGCACGGCGACGTTGACCTCGATCTGGCGGTCGGCGGTCAAGGCCTCGCCGAAGTTCGCGGCGGCGCCGTCCTGAATGCCCTCGTGGTTGCCCGCGTCCCACGGGTTCCCACCGTTGTTGATCGCGATCGCCGCGACGATCCCGTCCGCGTCGTCCGTGTCGAAGCCGATCCCCACCGTCGCCGTGTCGGCCGCCGACGTGAACGTCGTGGTGACGATGTAGAACGCCCGGGTGATCCGCGCGCCCTTCGGGATCTCGGGACCCACGAAGTGAGCGCCGACCGTGCGGAGCGCCGCGACGGCGCCGGGATCGAACACCGTCATGGCGCGCTGGACGCCACCCGCGTCCAACGAGGGCAGCAACACGCAGCGGACAAGGGCGTCCCCCGCCGCCGCGTCGGCGAGGACGCACGCGACGTACCGGGACCCGCGCTTCGCCACGCGCTTGTTCGTGGCGTCCCACGGCACGAGCTCGCCCTGGCCGTAGGCTTCGCCGTCCTTCTCGAGATCGACCTCTCCCGTGAGGAGGAGATCGATCGTCGCGCCCTCGGCGCCGCCCGAAGCGGCCACGCCGAAGATCCGTCCATCGGGGGAGAGAACCCCGTTCCCCTTGACGACGGTGCCGAACCCCGCGGGGATCGTCCACCGGGTGTTGTCGCCACTCTTGCGGTAAAGCGCCATGGTATTCGTGCTCCTGTTCCCTTACCCTCGGTCCTTCGTTCGGTCCTCGATCAGCCGGGCATCTTCACGAGGCCGCGGTGATCGAGCGCCTTGGCCGCGAACGTCATGTGCGCACGGATCTCGACGCCCATCACCTCGAAGCCGATCCGGGTCGCCATCTGCAAGCCCTCCTCGCCGGTGAGGTAGGCGTACATGACCGTGTCCACCGGCATGGTCGCCGGGTTGATCGCGGCGTAGTACTCGGTGATCGAGGTCGCGTCCAAGAACGGTTCGATCACGGGCGTGAACAGACGCCGCAGCGCCTCGGGGTTCACGGTCGCGATCGTCGCAGCGAACAGCTTGTCCGACAAGGCCTTGTCGAAGGCCTCCTCCACGTCGGACGGCCCGATCAGGTACGACGGCGTGAGGTTGAGCACCTCGGCCGCCTCGCCCGCTTCGGCCGATTGCGACACCGCCTTGCGGAACAGCTGCCGGATCTCGGCCAGCTTGCCCGCCGCATCGGGCGCGCCCGCCGTGCCGAGGTTGCCGTGATCGGCGTGGAACAGCGCCACGCCGTCACCCATGGCGTCGTTGTCCGTCAACACGGAGTACACGACGTTCGTTTCCAGCGACCGTGCCTTGAGCGCGAACCCGGCGGGCACGCGGCCGAACGCGTCCAGGTCGTCGTTGGTGATCGTGCGCCGGGTGATCGCCAGGAGGCGGGCGAACTCGCGCAGGCTCATGGACTCGCCCGAGTCCCGCATGGTGCCGCGCTCGATCTCGCCACCGTCGCCGATCTCGAGGAGAGACGGCGCGTCGGACAGCTGCGGGAAGTTGTGGGGCCGGAAGTCCTTCAGGGTGCCCTTGGTGGCCCATAGAGGGAACGTCGGCAGCCGGGACTCGTACGCCCGCCGCATCACCTTGTGAACCGCGTCCGCCATGATGTTCGGCAGATCGCTCGTGGCGATCCCACCCGCCGCCGACCGGACCTCGCGGAGACGCCCGACCGTGCGATCGTCGCACCACAGCGCCGCGTCGGCGATCTGTCCGGGACTCATGCGCACGCCGGCCCGCACGAACTTGACGCCGTGTCGCGCCAAACCGAACTCGGCCAGCTGGCTCCACGTCATGTGCGCGAAGTGCCCCGCGTACCCGCCCTTCGTGACGTCGGCGTCGAACTCCTTGCGGATCTCCGCGTTGCCCGGGTTGGCGCGGTACGCGATCGCGAGGGTCATGCCCTCGGCCATCGCACGTTCCGTCTTCTCGTCACCTACTCCGATCGTGCCCTGGCTCCCCGAGATCCCCTCGGCGCCCGTCGCATCGGCGGCGACACGGTGGAAGTGATCGGTCGCCTTCTCGACGCTGTAGCCGTTCACGACGCATGCCTCGATCACCGCCTCGGCGAGGTGCAGAGACTTGCCCCTCAAGCGGATCGTGGCCGCCCGCTCGCGTTCGTCCTTGGCTCCCTTGGCCGCGATCGCCTCGGGCGTGTCCGCAGCGGCTTCCACGAGGACGGCCTCGTACTTGTCGCCGACCTTGCGGATCTCGTACAGGCCGCCCGTGGCCCCCTCGGATGCCACGATCTCGGTTGCCCCGTCCGCCAGAACGCGGAGAGTGTGACCGGCCGGAACGCGGATCTTTGTCATCTCGAAAGCCTCCTGAGATCGGACGTTGCGGGGCGGGTCGAACCCTCCCCCGAGAGATCGGAACATGGTCTTTGCGGCGTCATCGGCGCCCATGGGCACCAAGGACAACTCGAAGGGCTCCCACTCGATCGCGGTGTGCAACGGAACATCGTTCGTCCGTTCCTCGATCCGCGTCCTGTGGATGTTGAACCCCACGCTGATGTTGCGGAGGATCTGGTCCTCCACGTCTTGCACGACGGGTTGCACCGACTCGCGCCGCGAGAACCGGACCGTGGCCACGCCTTCGCGGGCGAACGCCGGATCGCTCGCGTTCTGCAACGTCGCCGATCCGGTCACGACGACGCCGAGCACGTCTTCCGTGTCGTCGGACCGATGCACGCGGAGGAACGGCGCGCCGTTGTTCAAGCGCTCGAGCTTGACCGCGCCGTCGTCCAACGAGAGGTTCTGATCGTACGCGTCCCACGCCCACGTCTGCCAATTGAACTCGTACCGGCGCACGGTCGATCCCACGGTCCACCGGAGATCCACGACCGCGAACTTGGCGCCGTCCTCGGCCGCGCCCGGCGCCGTTTCGCGCCGGAACCCTCGGAAGCTGGCGTCCCTTCGCGTCGGTCGCGACTCGCCCGGGGGATCGGGAAGGTCGCGACCCGCCGCGCACGAACGGATCGCGATCTCCTGCACACCTTCGGGGAGCGATGCCAGATCGGGCACGCCCCCGCGCTCGAACCGGCGGACGCCGGAAAGCAAGGCGCGTGCGTACTTTTCGATCAGGTCCATTCAGCTTTCCGATTTACACGTTCCGTACATCGGGCGTCAACCTTCGTCAGGATCTCGCGGCGGTTTATCCTCATCCTCGACAGGAGTATCCTCGTTTCGGCCTGCCATGGTCGAAGACCACGGAAGCGAATCAAAATTGAGACCCAGGGTTTCGACCTCGGTTTTCACGAGGGCGTGTTCGGCCAGCACTTCGCGCCAGTCCCTGCCTGTTTCCGATGTGACCGCTTCGGGAAAAGTCAGCGTCCCGTTCCGCATGGCCAGCTTGATCGCCGTGTGATGCTTCTGCGCGTCTACTTCGCGCCAGGGCGATCGGACCCACCGGGCCGGATACCCCCCCGGGCGAGGCTTCAACAAGCCCGCGCCGACCGCACCTTCGATGAACCAGCCCCACACCGGCGCACAGAACAACGGCACGAACCACAAAGCGGAGCACGCCTCGATCAACCGGCGGAAACCGATCTGCCCCGCACGGATCGATGAAAAGTTCACGTGCGATAGATCGCCCGAGATCAACTCGTAAGTGGTGCCGAGTCCCGCCGCGATCCGCGTCAATTCGACGCGGTTGAATCCTTCCCAGCCGGTCACGGTCCCCGGCACCGGGAACTTGACGTCCTTCCCTCCGCGGACGTAGGCGATCAACCCGGGCTCGAGAACTTCGATCGGGTTGCCTTCCGCGTCCTCCACCTTCGTGGCGATCCCCTCTTCCTCCACTTCGTTCCCGTACACGAACGCCGTTACGCACGCGGCGATACGCATCCGGACCCGCTCGGCGTCCGCTGCGTCGTCCAGGTCTTTCATGGCGACGATCACGGGAGTGAGCCACGGGATCCCGCGCACTTGGCCCGGGCGCAACTCTTCGTACATGTGCGCGATCTTCCAGGCCTCGATCCGGACGGCGCGCCCACCCGTGAACACGCCCCCCATCGCACCCGCGCCGACCGTGAAGTCGAAACCGCCGATCGACTCGCCTGGGTGCCGCGGTAGGATGTGATACGCGACCACACCGCCCGACGCGTCGAACTCCACACCCTGAACGACGCGGCGCCCCTCCCCGAGTTCGACCGTGATCGACGCGTCCAGATGATCCGCCTCGAGGAGTTCCACTTGCAGAGGTACCGGCAGACCCCAGTCCATCGTCCGGACGAGGCGCCGTTGGATCACCTCGCCCGACTCGAACCACCCGCCCGCGCCCGTGGCTTGCTTCGCGTACCAGCCCGTCGCAGCTGCGCCGTTGCGCCCGCTCTTGGCGTCGAGCAACGGTTCGGTCACGGACCACAGCGCGTCCACTTCGCGATCGATCTCGGCGATCCCGGTCGCCGATCGCGGCCGTATCCCGTCGCCGACGAGAGCCGACACGAACTCTCGCTTGGCCTTGGATGCGTTCGGGTTGTTCCTTACGAGATCCCGCGCCCTGTCCCGCAAGGACGAGGCGCCCGCGGCGACCTCGGCGTTGGCCGACGTGCCCCGCGTGCGCCAGTCCTCTAGACGCCTACCCGTGCCCGCGCCGTCGTACGCGCGCACGACCGCCGGTTTCACGAGGCGCTTGAACCAATCCGCGATCGCCAGGAGAACGCCGGGCACTTACTCGATCCCCCGCCTGTGCCGTGCCAGAGAGTGGTTCACGGGGCGCACCGTCGCCAGCGCGGCCGACAACTTGCGCTCGATCCGCTCGAGGTCGTCCAACGACCGGAACGAAAAGCGCTTGTCGGTGTGCGCTGCGTTCTCCACGCCGGAGGCGATCAAGCGCCGTACCTCGTCCAAGTCCGCTTGTGTCGCCACGACCCCTACCTCCTCACGAAGTCCGCGCGCCGCCCGGGCAGGAACCCGCGACGACGGGAACCCGTGTCCTCGACGGGACGCCGCGCCACGCCGACACGATCGCCGCCGGGTTGCAGGCTGTCAAGCGCCGCCTTGATCGTGTTGCGCTGCGCCTCCCACCCCTTGAGGGCGGCGTACGCGTACACGGCCGCGTCGAGCGCTTCGTTGCGCCGCCCCTTGCGCAGCTCCCAATACCGGACCGTGTAACCACGCATCGGCTTCGACTTCAGCACCTCGGCGGTCAGCTGGCGCACGTATTCGCCATCCACCCAAAGCGGGAAGTGGACGAAACCAGGACCAGGCTGAGACGTGCGGAACCTCGCGTAAAGATGCGCCTTTGCTGCATCCACCCCGACGATATAGAGATCCACGCCCCCCTTGTTGCGCCGGCCAGGTCGCGGCGGCCACACCGGGCGCACGAGATCCCGGGTGTTCGCCTTGCCCTTGACCCCCCAGATCCGGCGCGCGGACTTGCCCTTGATGTACCCGTACACGTTCGTCGCCTCGTGCCCCGTGTCCACGCACGTCGCCGAGATAGCCATCCGCCCCGCGAACGCGTGCCCGTAGGACTTCGACAACGCACGATCGAGTTCGGTCCACACTCCGCCCCCGGCTGCGGGAGGCCTCGACGTGTCGCCGTTGATCACCATGTGGTCGATCAACCAAGCCTCTGTTCCGATCCCCCAACCCCACACGGCGACCTCGACGCGATCGGCCTGCACGTCCACGCCTGCCGTGAGGACGGCGACGGCCGCCGGCACGGCCGCCTTGACCCCCGGCACGTTCTCGCCGAACCCGTCCTCACGCCGCGCCAAGAGGCCGACGTCGGCGACCGACTCCCCCGTCTGCCGCTCCCAGCACTCGGCGAGCACCGTGTTCACGAACGTCTGCAACTCGACGGGATCCGATCGGCACGCCAGAAAGTCGTCCCGCGCTTCCGTCCACGTGTACCAGGGCGAGTACAACCCGGACACGTGGAACCCCACGGCACGAGGGTTGCGCGGGACCCGCTTGTCGTTCACCCGCCGGTCGTGCGTCCACTCCCCGTGCCCGCCCGGGCGCCACTGCCCTCGTGCCAACATCCACGCCTTGGACGCCTCCGCGATCAGCGACCCGCAATGCTCGCACTGGTAGGCCGCCTCGCCGCGTTCTTCGACGGCGCCGTCCTCGTCGGTGTCCCCCCACACGACGCCGCCCGGGTGTTCGGGCGTCGGCCGCCACTGAAGCACCTGGAAGCCGTCGTCACACCCCGTCGCCTCCGTGCAGTGCGGGCAGGGCACCCAATAGAAACAAAGATCCGTCTTGAGGAATTCGACCTCGATCGCCGACTCGCCCGCGATCGTCGGCGTCGATGTGTCGAGTTCCTTGCGGTTCGGGAACGCCATCGTGCGCCGCCGCACGATCCCCAGCGGCGCCCCCTCGGCCCCCGCCGACTTGACCCACCGATCGATCTCGTCGCAGAACAACCAGCGGATCGGCGACGACGCGAGGCCGGCCGGCGCGTTCGACCCGACCACGTGGAACACGCCGCCGTCGAACTCCTTGAACAAGATCCGGTCGGCCGCGTCCCGCTCGCCGCGCTTCTGCGCCAGCTTCGCCGCGACACAAGGCGTCGTGAATACCGACGAAAGCCGTTGCTGCACGTACTTTTTCGCAACGGGTTCAGAGGGTTGTACCATCATCATCGGCCCGCCCACGGCGTCGATCACGTAGCCGATCCAGTTGTTTCCGCACTCGCTCTTTCCGGTTTGGGATCCTGCGATCACCACGACGACTTGCGCAGGGTGGCGTTCGCTCAACGCGTCCATGATCGCCGCGAGATAAGGCGTCCTCGAAGTGCGCCACGGCCCGGGCTCCGACGAGGTCTCCCGCGTCAACACCCGGTTCGCTTCGGCCCACTGCGTGACGGTCACCGACGGCGGCGGCCTGATCGCCGCCGCGATCGCCGACGTCACCCGGCGGGCCGAC